AGGATGGTGATGAAATTGGGGTAATTAATTTTTCTGGCTCTGATGGAAATTCTTTTGAAGCATTTGCCGCAATTAAATGTAAGGTAGATGGAACACCTGGGAATAGTGATACACCGGGTAGATTAGAATTTTATACAGTAGATAATGGTACGAATACTCTTGGCGACCCAAGAATGGTCATTAAGGAAAATGGCAATGTCGGAATTGGAGTTACGCCACAAACTTGGAATAGTGCTATGTCTGCTGTCCAAATTGGTGGTAATGGAGCAATCGAAG